CGCGGTTTCCTGAATGATCTTGATCGTCTCGGCCTCGGCCTTGCGTCGTTCCGCCTCGGCCTTCTGGTCGGGCATGTCGAGCGGCGCCCATTCGTACCATTGCCCATCGGGAGCGGTGCCGATCGCGGATTGCAGCAGGTAGCGGTCGAATCGTTCCAGGCACGGCGCAAGGTCCAGCTCCTGCATCGCCCGGATCTTCTTGTTCCAATCGGTCTGCTGGCTCTCGCCGCTGCTGTTCATGCCCTCGGGTGCGCGGCCCAGCAGGCGGGTCGCCGGAATGTCGGACACAGCCGCGACGAACTCGCCGTAGCTGTTGAGGATGTCCTTTGCCCCGGCGAAGCTATAGCTGCTGTCGTCGATCTTCTCGCCGCCTTTGCCCTCGGCGTCGCCAGCGTCGTAGATGAAAGCGTTGTGGATGCTCTCGGCCATGGCGAGGATCGACATGCGGGCGGAAACCTGGTCCGTGCCCTGCTGCGTCGAGGCGAGCTCCATAAGGCGCGGGATACCAATTCGCAGGGTGCGCGCCTTGTTGACCAACGCTGCGAACGATGACCGGGCGCTGTCGTTATCCTGCACCGCGTCGAGCACCTGCTGCACCGTGCTCTCGCCCCAATAGGCATCATGGCCGGTATTGGTGATCATGGCGAGCGAGGCGGTCGTATCGGCGCGGAAGGGGATCACGCGCGAGGGGTGTAGGGTCTGCTGCCCGCCCTGTCCGGTCAGCGTCCACATCACCGGATCGCCGTAACCGGGCAGGCGGGCGTCTTCCTGATACTCGCTGAACGACAGGTGCCAGCGCGAGACGACGTTGACATAGGCCAGCTGGTTCAGCCCGATGTTCTCCGGGGCTGGCTCGCTCGGATTGCCGGGCAGGCCGAGGATCAGCGCGCCGCCACCCATGCCGCGCAGCACCTCGACCTGGCGAACCTTCTGCCGGATCATCAGCCGCTTTTCGAGCTTTTCGACTGCGCTGATCTGCTCGGCGTCTATTTTCCACTCGCGCCATTCGCGCACCATGTCCATGGCGGGGATCTGGACAATCTTGCGCATCAGCGGCGAGCCGGAATAGGCCTGCGCGATCTGGTGCTGCGTCATCGGGACGGCGGTATAGGTGTTCGCCGTGCGCGGGTCGCGACCTGTGCCGGTTCCCGCGATAGCGTTCTGCAGGCGGTCGATGAAGTTCAGCACTTTGCCCATGCTGCCGGGGTATGCCGGATCGCGCGCGGGTGTTACCGCCGTCCTAGAGGGCTTGGGAGAGGTCGTAGGAATAGCTGTTGCCCAGCGCCAGTTCGGCAAAGGCATCTGCCGCGGCATCAACCTGGTCGTCATGGGCGCCAGCGGGGAACAGGCATAGCTCGTCGAGGAACGGGCCTATCCACGCATCGCGATCGGCGTCACCCGTTACCAGAATGCGGACATTGCCCGCCTCTGCCTGCGCGGCCAGCGGTGATGCGCGGGTTGCCTTGTCACCAGTGGGGCGTTCGGTCTTGATCGGATAGCCTGCGAGCAGCTTCACCATAGCCGCCAGCCACGCCTTGCCCGCCGCGCCGGGGTCTTGTGCCAGCCTGATCGTGACCGCCTTCCCGTCAATGCCCGCCTGCGCCTTCACAGCGGCCTCGACCTCCATCGGCGAGCCACGGAAGCGGTTGCAGCCTTCGATGATGTAGAGCCCGTCTGCGGTGCTCGACATGCGGACGCCAGCGGACCAGTCTGGATCGCTGCCAGTGGCTTTCGCGGTCGCGGCAAAGTCCCAAGCTCGGGCGGTGCGCTTTACGTTCGCAGGCATCGCGGGGATGGGCTGGAACCACGAACGCTTGAACAAGCCACCGTCGCGCGGGGCAGGGCGCTGCTGCAGCTGGCTGGCCGTGGCATAGGCTCCCAGCGTGCGCTCAAGCTCTGCAACCTGCTTTTCCGGGAACCGCTCGGGGAACATCAGCTCGCCCTCGGTTGTGCGCGGGTCGCTCCAACCTATCGAGGTGGTGCAGTGCCGGTCAGGCTCGTAGCGCATCGGGATGCACAGATGTTCGTAACCAAGCTCGATCGCGACCGACGCCACGTCCTTCTCGTTCAGGCGCTGCATGATGATGACGATCGCCGACTGGTCATTGTTGACGCGGGACGGCAGCGCCTCTCGGAATGTCAGGATATCCCCAGCCAGCTTGACCGGGCTGTTCGCGTCATCCACCGAATGCGGATCGTCGAGCAGCACGCGATCGCCGCGCGAGCCGGTCATGCTGGTGAACGCCATCGCCTCGCGAAAGCCGGTTGCGTCGTTCTCGAACTTGGTCTTGGCGTCCTGGTCTTTCGAGAGGCGCACCGGCCATAGCCGCTGATACCATGCCGACTGCACCAGCCTGCGGCATTTCATGTTGTCGCGCACCGCCAGGTCCTGCTTGTGCGCAGTGCCCAGGAATCGCAGGTGCGGCATTGCGCGCGGCCCCCATTCCCATGCTGGCCAGATCACGCCCGTCAGCAGGGATTTCATGGAGCCCGGAGCGACGTTGATCAGCAGCCGGTTGATATCGCCGTTCGTGACTGCCTCGAGGTGCGCGCAGATCGCATCGAGCGCCCAGCCCCATTTCAGGTCTGTCGCAGGCTCCAGCACCGGCCAGGCGCGCTTGGCGAACGCGGCCAGCGAGCGGCGGCAAAGCTCCCTCGTAGCTTCGTCCGCAATGACACGCGGGTCATGTTGAAGCAGCATTCAACGCCTCGAGCGCGGCGAGCTGTTCGGGGGTGAGCTTGGACATGTCGATGCGGATCGGGCCGCCACCAATGCCCCCGATCTCGCCCTTGAACCGCTCGACATATTTCTCGGGGCGGTGCGCCTTGAGCAGAATTTCCATCATGCGGTCGCTGCCATCGATCGCGCGTTCGCGAGCGACCAGTTCCAGGGCGTCAACCGCCTCTTGCTCGGCGCTATCCCAATCGGCTGCGAATGCCGGGTCAGCTTCACGCCAATCGTAGGCCGTGCGCCGACCGATACCAGCACATCTCGCTGCATGCGAGACGTTGCAGGTTTCCCGTAGCTGTTGGATGAAAATCTCACGCGCGCGCGCGCGATCCGTGCGGCCTGCGCGGGCTGGCTTTCTCCCCGCTTTCGGCTTAGCTTGCTTGGTCGCCATCTCCCTCAATCCCCCTTCGCCGCGGTCAACCGCAGCCCCATGACATACCGCTTAGCCCTGTCGGACCTGCGATGCGGGCGCACAGGGCAACCCGTGATCTGGCTGCGGGCCGCGCGCAGTTCGTCGCCACCCGATTCCTCGATCCACCGGGCAACGACTCGCCAGTTGGTGCGGTAGTGCTCCATCAGTTCCTTGCTGTGCCCCATCTCGAGGAAACGCTCGCGGAAGTCGCGGGGGCAGGGCCGTTGCGGACGCTCGAGCCCGGTATCGTGCCGCCGGCCATCGGATCTGCGGCTCTCGGTTGCCATCATTGCGCGTCCTCTTTGCCGAACCGCAGCGTGCCGTCTGCGTGGAGATAGCCGTTCATACGGGCCTCCCAGTCATCGGATTTTCGTAGGCCCGAAACCGGCTGCGGTTGAAATCGAACGTCACATCAGCAGAGCCCTTTTTGCCAGGGAGGCCCATGCGGACCTTGTTCACGATGATGCTGGCGAAATTCTGCGATGGGTCGGTGCGATGGTAGCAAAGCCCGTAGTCGGCCTTGTTGGCCCAGTTCGCGCTCCCCGAAATGTCGTATAGGCCGGGCGCGCGGTTGCGCTGTTCGCCGGGCTTGGTCGGATGCGCAACGATCCAGAATGCAACATCGTATTGCTTGGCGAAGCGCTTGATCGCCCGCAGCGCACGGGAGATATACTCCGTCTCGGTTTCGTCGCGGCGGCGCTTGTGCTCAAGTTCGTTCCACGGGTCGAGCACAACCATTTTTACGCCGTCCCGCTGCACCGCGATGCGGCAATACTCTAGGAAAGCCTCCAAACTCATTTCAGCATCCTCATCGACCGCCTGCGTGATGATCGTCAGCCGGTCTGCAAGAATGTCGTCAGCGTCACTCACCTCCACGCGGTGCAGTTCGTGATCGCCGCATTCCAGGATGGTCTTGCGGAGGCCGTCGCGCAGGATCGGCTTCACGTCGGTTTCGAAGCTGGCGACACAGACGGGGAAGTGATGGCGAAGCGCGTGACCGATGATCTCGTTCATCAGCGTGCTCTTGCCCATATTGGCAAAGCCCGTAACGACCGTCAGCGTTCCGGGAACGATGCGGATCATGTCAGAAATCGGCGCTACCCCGATATCGTAGGACCGCACCTCACCGCGCTCGGGGAAGTCCGCCAGCTTGTAGAGACCCTTGATCGGGACGTTGCGGGCGCGGTTGAGGCAATCGACGACAGCCTCTTGCCCGTACTGATCCAGAACCTCGTTCAGATCCTTGCATGGGAAAGGGTACTCGACAAACTTGCATCGATCAGCCCCGAGCAGGCTGACCAGATCGTTGAGCAAGTAGCGGCCTGCCGGGTCTTCATCTGCCGCGATTATGAACGTGTGAGCCTTGTTCAAATCGTCGAGGTGACGCCAAACCCAATCGTACCGCTTGGCTTCCTCAGGCTGGTTCGTTTCGCTTGACGGCGCGCCGTTCGGGACTGAAACGACGAACTTGAAACCAACCGATATCGCCGTCAGAGCGTCCCACTCCCCCTCGGTGATGATGACTGGCGCACCCGCCGATACTGCCGGGTCGGACAGGCAATCGGCGTTCCACAGCGTCAGGGGCGCGCCGGAGTCCATCTTGTGGCGCTTCTCGCTCACCTGCCGGTATTTGTGGTTCACCGTCTCGCCCTTGTGGACGTAGGGAACGGTAAGCCACCAAGCATTTCCGTCTTTCACTGACTTCAGACCGAACCTCTCTGCCAGCGCGGGATCGATCCCCCTGCCGGAAAGCCATTCCTTGTGTCGTTCGTGCATCGTCATTTTTGGCTCCAGAAAATCCGCAGTGGTGGCAGTGGTAAACGAGACCTCGATCGTCCTTGGTCACGCTCAAACATCGGTCGGTCTTGTTCCGCCTGGTGTGTGAGCATTCGGGGCAAGTGAATTTCCCCGGCCTGGTTGGCTGCCAGTTCATCAGCATGGCCCCCAATCGAGTTGAGCTGGCTGCTTGGTCTTTTTGAGGGTCTCGACGATGTAGGGAACCTGATCGACTGCCCGCGCCAACTGTGCGGCAGTGATGGCCTTGGCGGTTTCTTCCTGGCCGTAATCCTTGCACCACTTGCCAATCAGGGATGCGTTCTTGGGCCCGAGATATGCCTTTGCGTTGTCCCAAAACACCTTGTCGGGATCGGGCG